GTTGAAGCTCAAATTCAAAGAGGTTCATTGGTTCAAGAGCCTTTTTATTGGGCGCTTACATCTATCCTTAAGCAGGCGTATGACAATATGGCTACTGTAGGGAAAGCTGTTTATTACGACAACCCTAGAAGATTAGCAATAATGGTTGGGGATTCAGGTATGCAAAACATCATGATTACTCAAGACCATTTAATGCAGGATTACAGAACATTTATCAAACGCTCCGAATCTGCTGAGCAAGGAACTAATAACGGTAACACATTGTTATTCACGTTGTTGCAAGCTCAAATGATTGACCAAGAAATGTTTGCCAACTTATTCAACCGCTCAAATCCTGAGTCTATTGCTGACGCGTTACGTCAACATTACAGAATGAAAAAGCAAGCTCAGATTATGTCTGATAAGGCTGCTAATGAAGGAATGGCTGAAGGGCGAGTTCAACAAGCTGATGCTATGCAACAAATGATGCAAGCTAATGCTGAGCAAGAGCAAAAAGCTATTGATATGCAGAATATGACTCACGAACAAGAGATGGAAAAAATTGCAATGAAAGAGAATGCTAAAACAGAAAGAGACATGCTTAAAAATAGAGGTATGTAATTAATTATTATTTTTGAACCAAAATGTAAACTATGAGTGATAACATCTTTGATAAAGAAGTTACTCGTGCGGCAGAAGAATTAGAGTATCAAGGCGATGATTTCACGCCTGAGATGGGAGAGCAAATTCGTCAGATTGAAGCATTAGCTAGAATGGATGAAAGCTTTGCTAATTCGCAAGAGTATAAAGACTTGATGGCTACGTTAAGCGCAAGCGGTCAAGCATCAGAAGAAGACGATGACGAGGAAGAAGAGGAGGCTTACGAAGAAGAAGACGATGACGAGGAAGAAGATGAAGAAGACGATGATGTCTTTGGAGTTACAAAACAAGTCAAAGGAAGAAAAGAAGTAAAACTCAACTTTGAACCTACAAAAGAAATGATTAATTTCATTTCGTCTAATTATGGTATTAAGGACGCATCAACGTTCTTTAATTCTGTGGGTACGTGGCGCGAGCAAGCTCAGAAAGGCTCTGAAATTGAAAAAGAGTATGAAGCCTTAACTGCTGACTTACAAGCAATGCCACCTGAAATCAGAAACGCTGTTCAATTATGGGCAGACGGTGAAGATTACACACAGGCTTTAACAATGGGGGAAAGACTGGACTTCTCATCTGATTTTGAAAATCAGAACATTGAGAACCTTGTTCAGCATTATCTACCTGAAGAGTACGACGAACTAGTTGAGCTATTTGATAGCGGAGAGCTAGAAGAGGAAGACTTGGAAGAGAGATTATTGCTTTTAGCAAGAACGACAAAACGAATGTTTGCCGGAGACAAAAGAGCATTAGAGGATGAACGTGAGCAGTATGCAATTCGTCAAAAAAACGAATTTCAAAACATGAAGAAGAGCGCACTGCTTTCCGTAGAAAGTCTAAGTAAGGCTTACCCTAACTTCAGCAAGTCTGAAATCGCTAAGATTAGGACGACCTTGGTTGAGGGGAAAGTAGACAGTTTGTTTATGAATCCTGATGGTTCGTATAAGGATAATGCCGCAGAGCTTATCGCTTTTGCAAGCTATGGGAAGAAAATGTTGGAATCTGTTAAAAAGGCAGCGAAAAGAAAAGGTGAAAGTGAGGCGAATATGGCGATTGTCGATAAAAGCCCGAAGACTTTGAAAAAACAAAAAGCGGCAGGTGGAAACCAAAGCTTGAACATGAAAGGTTTAGGACACTTAAAATCGGTATTCAAAGAAGACCCTTACGCTTAATAGATTTGTAAAAACTAAATTTTAAATTATGGCGTTATATAACGACACAAGTGCGAAGTTCAACAATGCTAACCTTAACTCGGTTGGTTCTGAATACGCATCTTTGTATGGGCACGATGTGTCTTTATTGGTTCAAAAGTTAACGAACCGTGCAATCTTTGATGCTGCTCCACAGCAATTCATGGATTTGAAATTGTTAAACATGGTGGGGCCTGAGCAAGTAAACTCAGATGAGTTCTTCTATCAAGAAATGGGATACCAACGCGAGCCATTAATCGCGTCAGGTTCAGCTTCAGCTGTATCTTTCCCAACAACTCAGAATATCCCTGTAACTTCAGTTGAGAACATTTCAACAAACACAATCATCTCTTATCCTAACGGACAAAAAGGTAACGTTGTTTTCGTTGATGGTTCTACATTGACAATTACAGTAGCGCCTTACAATGGTGACACTTTACCTGCTGTAGCCATATTGTCATACGCTTGCTTTAAGATAGATGTTAACGCCCAATAGAAAGGCTCTTGAACTAGCGAACCTCTTTGGATTTGAGCCTCAACAACACCCACTAAGGCATCGGAAGTGCCCTGCGTTCCCTGCATAGCTTCATTAACTCCTGTAACGTCTTGAATACTTTGCTGTACTGAATCAATCACTTGAAATAATTGCAGTGTTCCTGAGCCAATGTTTGTACCGTATGTTCCAATAGCGTTTTGCACAGAACCAACTCGGTCTGTGTCTACGAAGATTGGTTTAGATGCGTTAATATTTCTCATTACATCTGCCTCTCCATCTCTGTCGTCAACCGCAGACTTAGAAATAACAGTACCCGTTCCTCTCATGTTTGATAAATGAGATTCAACAACAGACAATGTTCTATTCAAGAACCTTTGCGGGTCGATAACGTCATCCAATGGAGTTAAAATTTCACCCCTGTCATACACCCAAGTATAACATTTGTAAGGGAATTTTACGCTAGACGGATTGTATAAATTCTTTTCTTGGTAAGGTAATACACCATATTCTAAAACAATATCTCCACCACTAGTAGCTAGTTCTTCTTGAGGAATGATGATACAGTAACGAAGAATGTCAACATAAATTGTATGCTTCTTCTTGTCACCCATTTCTTCCTTGTGCTTCTCTGTAGCCGGCTCGATTAGGTCTTTATCAGTGTAGTTAGAGTCTTCGTTATTAATCATTGTATAGTATGGGTATCCATACTCATCCATCACCCAACCATACTCTCTTTTGTCGATGTCTTTCCAATACAATTCATACACAGGAATTTTACCACCAATCTGAGTATAAATACCGTTGATGATTTTATGCACACCATTACTTCTGTTACTATTGTTATTGAAATTCTCAATTTGCTGTCTCTGCTCAGGTGTTATGTTTTGATATTTCTCAAAGATACTAGGCGCATCCATGTAATACCATTCACCCATCCATTCAGCGTCAGTAAGGTCGGGTTTAACCGCTGACATATCCCATAAGTAAAATAATGGATTTGTAGCCGCGCCCATGTATAAATCACTTTCCTCATACCCTTTGTAAATTCCCAATCCACAAAGAGCTAAGTTCCTAGTAATCTGTACTTTAAGCTCATCAATATTTACATCGTGAGAAATAAATTCCAATAGGTTATTAATGTCTTTATCGTAGTTTTCTACAAACGTATTATAAAACATTTCCTCAGTTTCAGCCTCAGTATCTTCTATTGGCGCATGATTCTTAATGATGTCTTTAAAAAACGGAAACGCCTCAGATACTTTTTGAAGGTCTTTCAATCTTTTTAAATCGCTTTCACGCTTGTTTATGACAAAATCAGATACACATGTGGCTTGCGCGTCATAAGCTAAGCGAATAGCATTACCAACATATTGTTGAACCATTGGCTTGATAATGTTCTTAGTCCATTTCAAACGGTTACGGATATCACCTGACTCATCTAAAAAGAATGATTCAATATCCTCATCGAAAATCCATTGGCCATCCTGCCCTTTGAAGAAAGACCAATTCATTAAACATTTGTTGATGTATCGTCTATAAAGCACATTACTCATAGAAGATAAGCAGAATTTCGCGAAGTCTCTATGATAATCCTTGTCCTTTTTAGAGGTTAACCTGTCAGGGCGAATCCTTGAAGTGCTAAACATGTAACTCATACTATCCTAATACATCATTAATAGTGACTAATACTTTTTTATTCGTGTTTCTTTCGGTTGTTTTAACTCCGTAAGAAGTTTCAAGTCTGTCTACCATACTAGGTAGCTCTGAAGAAATTTTAATAACCAAATCGGTATACTTCTTCTTTTCATCAATGTCCATCGCTCCCTCTTGGTCACTAGATAAAACAATCAAATCATTCAGCTTATTAAAAACATACTCAGTCATAAGTTTGGCTCTAAGCCTATACTCAGGATTGAATTTTTCCATCTTTTCAATGGCTGTCCTCAATTCAGTAGACATAGCTCCTTCTAAAATTGGCTTAACATCTTTATTCTCAGCATACCTGCCTCCGTAAACCAATTCTAAAGCTTTGATAAGTCTTTCTTTTTTGCTTAACTTGTAGATAGGAGATGTTCTATTTCCCAACAACCAACTAAGTCTTACTTCTTTTGATTTAAGTCCTTTAAACTCAGGCATTTCTGCCAATTCAGGATACTCAACCCTCAAGTCACCATCGGTTTCCATTCCGAAAAGTATAACTCTTGCTTCCTCTTCTTCCATAATCAACTAAATAAGGGCAGGAGAATCAATCTCCCACCCTGTAAAATTAGCATTTTTTATTATACAGCAGGACAACCACAATATTTCGCTAATGTAGCGTAAGATGTTCCGTAAGAACCATCTAAAATTGAAGTCAACAAAGAAACAGCGGCTGCTGTACCTGAATCAGCAACGTCTAAATAAACCAAAGCAGTAACCGGCTTAATCACTTGCAATCCTGTAACAGCATTGTGACGAATCACTTTACGGTAATTGATTTCGTAACGGTTGTATTGAGAGCCTGTAACTAACAAGTCATTCCCAACATATCCCAAAACTTCGTTAGCAGTACCTACAGGAGATACCCACGCAGTAGTGTCAGCAATAGTAACCGTACCCGGCACTGTGTGAGTAATAATTAATCCACCTGCTAATGCGCTATCAGCAGTAATTGTTAATACACCTGCGCTGTTTGTAGCTGTAAAATAAGCATTTGCATCAGCGTTGATTCTATCTTTAAATAGAACAGCTAATTCAGTAGCTGTAGGGGCAGTTGTTCCTGAACCAACAGTGTAGGTACGAGCCTGATAAGTAGCGCCTGTTTCTTGTCCTCCTCCGAAGAAATTTTGTACGTTTGGAGCATAAACAGTAAGCGAGTACTGAGACTTAGCCGCTAATGTAGCCGAAGTTAATGTAACAGCTACAACATTTGCCGTCCCTGCTGAATAAGCTTTGTATCTAAATGATACTAAGTCAGAAGCTTTAACTTTCAAAGCAACACTTCCTGCTTCGTCTTTGATTGATAATACCCCGTTAGCTAGAGCGGTATCGCCCGCTACAGGAGTAGCCAAGATAACAACTTGGTCTTGGTCAATTTTTGGTAATTTGTAATTAATTGCCATTGTTAAAAATTTTAATACACCGATAAAATTATCTGTGTTTGGTTAAATTAATAACCATGCACCGTGCATAGTCGTACTGCAAATATAATTACTTTTTTTGAACTATTTTTTTTACAAATTTATTTTGGAAAGCGGTAGGATTCTTTCTTCTTTCTTTTTTCTTTTTGGACTATGTATGAGTATATACGTAGTATATACGAATATATAGTCTTTTTCTTTCTTTCTTTTCTTTTGTTACTTTTCTTTTCTTTCTTTCTTTCTTTTTCTTTTTTGTTTCTTCTTTCTTAAATTTGATTAGAATAAAACTAACAACATAGTTTACTCTTAAATAAAAAAAAGATTCAAAAAAATTTGGCGGTTTCGAAAATGTTTACTTACTTTGTTTCATATAACAATGCAGGTTATTAAAGATTTTGTTTTAAGTTGGTTAAGAATAACTACGAAGCCTCATCAGAAAAAGCTGCATTCTTTGGACGGTGGGGCTTTACTTTTAAAACGGATATGGAAAATTTCAGAGTAGTGTGTGTAAACGATAGAAGCAAGCCTGATGGGTTTGTTGGAGATTGGATTAAGAAAGGAGAAATCTACACAGTTGTTGACGCGAAGAAATTAGCTAGACAAAGATTATCAATTGGATATAAGTTTGCAGAATTAAATATCGACGAGAAATCTGTGTTCCAATATTTTTTAGCAAACAGATTCCGACCATACGATGAAGATGATGCTAAAGCTGAAGAGGCAGTGCAAGAATTATTAGAAGAATCATTAGTTGACTTAGTAATGTAATTATGAAAACAATTATCGCCATATTTTTCCCATTAATCTGTTTTTCTCAGCAGGTAGATTTACTAAAAAGCTTAGATGCGTCTTGTAACGTATTGGAAATGAGTGTATCAGCTAGGCTTGATGGGTATAAAACTAAATTCAGCAACGGAGAACCGTACTTCACTAGTAAAGAGTCAACTGTTTTCATTGATGAGGTTGGAGATTTTTTCTACTACTCACCGTATTCAAGTAGTGAGTATTTGAAGTTAAAAAAGGAGCTAGACCAAGACTGCAACTTAGCTCAGGCTGATATGTACGCAGACGGCACTAGCGAGATAATCTACAAAGAATCTAGCAATATCATTTGGCACTTAATGATTCTAAATGATGGTGGTGAGAAATTTATAGCCATAGCGCTAGAATCAAAATAAGCGTAATGAGTACATCTTCAACCTATTCAAGTAACAAATTAAAGCAAGTGTTAGAAAACAACACTCAACACTTTGTAGTCAAGTCATTTTTAACAACCGTATTTGAATACAATCGAAAAGTTCCTGAGTATCATCTTTATTGGGTAAACCTGAATAAAGGAATTGACGAAGAAACAATGAGGTATAAACACTTATCTAACAAGAAGATGAACTCAAAAGAGATGAAACTCTTCCAAGACAATATCCATAACTATAACGAAGAAATTCAAGAAGGCTCAGGTTCGGTATGGGAGCATAAAACCCTAGGATTTGACAAAGAGCTAGTAAAATGTAGTTTAGAAGACGCATTAATTCAAAATCTTTAAAACCTTCCCTGTAACCTTGTCCACTCTCGCTAGTTTAAGGCGATAATCAGTTTCTTTACACTGTACGTAACGTGTAATAACGTTTGATTCAGCTGAAAGAGCCTTTATGTTTTCCGGTTCGTATTTCGCGTGAGCCACCGCATTAATGTACGCAAAAGTAATAGCAAAAATAGCATCATCATAATCGTATCTTGTATCAGCCGCTTGATATCTAGTCTGTCTGTGTGTGTTTTGGGACTTCAAATCTTTTTCCACAAACGTTTTTAGTTGCTCCCAAAGCCAAGGAACATCAATTCTGTCTCCATAAGCATCTAAAAGCTCTTCTAGTTTAGCAATGATTCTAGGTGCGGTATTAGCTTTATTGGAAATACCAAACCATTTACCGCCGTACATTTGAAGGTAATCAGGAAGTTGCGCATTAGCCGTAAACTTATGCTTAAATCCGTGTATCTCCTGAAAATCCACGTGCATATCACCGATGTTATTCTCAACAAGCTCTTTTACACCGCCCTTTCTCTGTTGGTCATAGTACAAACTCTGCAATAACACCTGTAGGTATGTGTATTTGAATTTTCTATCTCTATGGAAAACAACCGATGATACGCAGTTGGTATATGAATCCCAAATAGCGCTACACATTTTAGAGTGTCCCGTCTCAGAGTTTACAGGGTCAGTTCCCTGATACCATCTGTTTTTCCAAATTTCTCCTTCGGGCGGATGATGCACAATCATAGCTGTGGTTGATGCATTATCACGTTCTCCGGTTTCCACCCATTTAGCGCCAATGATTTTAAACTCAGTAAGTAAGTCAGGAGTAGGACGAGACATATCCATGATTGGCTCAAAAAAACCATATTCAATAGGAACGTCTTTCCCGTAAATATCATTTAAACGTTGATTACACGTGTGTATCGGAACAAGTGTCCTTGCCTTACGGATAAACATGTCATCAATTGTAATTGGGTAGTGTTGGTGGAACTGCACTTTAGCAGCCTCCCCTTTCTGAGTTCCCTCAAGAGCCATGTATGCCTTTTTCTCTTTACGGATATGCTCATCTGTAACGCCTCGCCTAGCGTAAGCGTTAAAGAATAATGGTATAATTCCGTATTCATAATTTCCATCTCTCCATTGTTGTAAACACATTTTAAACTCGGCCTCAAATACAGAACCACCCTTATCCATTTCACCACCTGTACCCCAAGCGATAAATTGTTGCTGCATTGTCATTTTACCTTTTTCAGGGTCAAATTTAAACAAAGCAGGACGGCCTTCACGCATCATCTCGCCAAAGATTTCAAACAAACCAATCTCATCGACAAATACAGCTGATGGAGAACCACCATTAATTGAATCTACAGCGGGTGTGTCTACTTGAAAACGAGAGCCACCACCGTTCTCACGACCTTTTCGCTCACCTTTTTTATCAAAAGACATAACCATGTCAGTCCAGTTTTTCACCTCCATAGCGATGACATCAGGAATCTTGGTATAAGCCCATTTTACTTTATCTCGAAAAATCTCGATACCTTTATCTTTCGAGTGGGTAACGAATTTAATGAAGTATGATTTATTTAGATTTACACGCTTCATCCCTGCTAAACACATTGTTGTGGTAAAACCAATTTGACGAGCCTTACCAATCATTAGTGAGTATCCGCAATCATACAAGAAAAGAAGCACTAGCTGTGCGTCCCAAGCGCGATACTTCAACGCACCACCCTCTGCCTTGTCTTCTTTGATAAAGCCATACTTATTACAAAAATAAAGTGTATTATCCTTGCATCGAGCTATTTCTGAATCCAACCAATCACGTTGGTCTTCCTCGTTATTAAAGTCAGTTATTTCAGACTTATCATCTAGCCAAACTTTAGCTTGTTCGCAATATAGGTCAAAGGGCTTATACTTTTTCTTGTTCTGCCAACCTGAGTTGATACTGTCAATCCATTCAACAAACTCTTTTGGATAACAGAACTCTTCATGGTTTGGTTTCCACTGACTTGTCAGTATGCCCTTTGAACTAATACTGTCTTGAAAAACATCAAAACTCATTAGTCTGATTTTTTTAAAGTCCACCTACCCGTCAAGCGGGTAAAGGGACTATTATTTAAAATGTTTTTGTAGGAGAAACTGTCTTACAACCTTTCGGGCCACAAGTATCAGATGTTCCTGTACGTTTTGATTGGCGGACAGCTTTTCTAGCCATAGCTCCTGTTCGAGCAGACTCCATCTTGTCCTCAATATTTCTACCTACTTTTTTAAGCGTACGTCTAACAGGTTGAGAGTATTTTGCTTCTCCACCGCCTTGGCTTTTAATAGCCTTTTTCATTTTTCGTTTTTGAGCCATTTTCTTCAAGATACCATCGCTAGCCCCTGAAGCAGACCCAACTGTTACGTTTTTGTTTAATAGTGCCATTCTTTCTTTTTTTATTGGTTTGCTGCTATAATCTTTCTTGAGCAACTTCGAGTCTACTCCCGATGTTATACCTAACATTACTTCAATTTAAACACGTTTGACAACTTCTTTCTAACCTTGATTTTATCATTGAACTTGTTATCAGCCTCATCAAGATGTTCTTTTAGCTTCATCTTCTTAGGTTTTGATTTTTGAGAACGGTCATACGCAGGCGGAAATTCCTCTCTCTTTTCAAAAGGGATTCTCTCCTGTTTATTGGCCGGCAAGCCTGATTCATTAAAGTCTTTAGCCATACAAAATTGTTTATCCAAAATTAAGAAAAAAACAAATACGCCTATTTAGCGCACTTTACCTTCAACAATTCTTAGGTTTCTAAATTCGTAATCTCCATTAGTTTCTGTCTCAATTGTAGCAAACCCATGATTCCATTTATTGTAAGGCATATACTCAGGGCTTAACCCACAAAGAGAGCCAATAGACCAAGTCGTTACAATGTTACCATTCAAGTCTTTCTCAGAATGCTCAGACGTTTGATGATGGTGTCCTACAGCAGATGAAGCTTTAGCTCTCATGTAAAGACCTCGTGCAGCATTTACCGGTGAGAATACCGAATGACCAAACTCATGCCCGTGTAGCAAGTTGAACTTACCAATACGCGCCATCTGTTTTCCTTTAACCTCAGTAACTCCGAACTCTCCGAACCGCAAGATGTTACTTAAATTAAAATCGTCGATACCTAAAAGTTCAGGAGCATTAAGGCGAAGGTAATTTTCCCATCTCTCTTCGTGATTACCCATTTTAAAATAGATAGGACAATTGAATACACGCTGTAATTCTTTCAAGAACCCACGAGTAATCTCTAGCTCACCTGCTAAGTCGCGCAATCTTCTATCTCTGATAAACCTACTCCCTTGATACATATCAATCGTATCCCCATTTAAGTAGATAAAGTTTGGATTGAAATCAATACCATAATTAATTGCAATATCTAAAGCGTTATTGTCTTGGTACGGTAAATGAATATCATTCATGATAAGCCCACGGTTATTTCCTGTAGGAACAACAAAGTCCGGCAACTCTTCATAGTCACACTCAGGTAAAGCAAATTTAGTCATAGCTAGTTTTTTTTCTTTTTGATTTCTTTCCGCAACTGTTCCCAACACGGGAACACGACGGTTCATTTCTCCTCTATTTAACCTAACTAGTCCTCTAGCGGCTTCAACAGTTTTAAAGTCAAGTGGGTAACGCGATACACACTCTCGTGCAATTGCCATTGTTGTTGCATTTGGAAACTCCGTCAGGAGTTCGCGCACAATTTCCGACTTGTACGTGTGGTTAGATTGTGATTTCTTGCTCATATTCTTCTTCTAATTCAGCATTTCTTTTCGGCATTTTATCATACTCCTTTACGGCGTAAAAAAGTTTCTTCATCGAACCCTTGTAAAAATAGATAGGATTTACCATATAGGTTCTTCTACCTTTGTCAACTGTAAAACGAACAATGTCCATCTCGCATAGTTGACCAATAGCATTCATAACGTAATGCATGTTTATTCCGGTAGCAATTTGAATATCGCGAAGACCATAATTCTTCAAGACATTACCATAGTTCATATTCTTAGAAAAGAATCTAAGCACCTTATGAGATGATGGTTTTAAATCATTCTGCAAATCAATAGCCTCAACGAAGGTTATCATGTATCGCATCTTTTTCCTTTTCAGGATTTGGTTAAGTACATCTTCAACCTTAGCACCGTACCCGTCAGCCAATGGAACAAGCGCTCCATTAACATCTTTGTAATACAAGTCGAGATTCTTTTGTCTATGCGCAATAATCCTATCGGCTTCCAATAAAATTAAGTCAAACAAAATATCGTTCTTCATATTATTTTTTTAATTCATTTCTAACTGACACTAAGATATACGCAACAGCAACTACTAAAACTAAAGCTATAGCAAATACATGTCCCATAATCAATTGTAATCAGTTTCTAACTCCATTTCTACTTCATAACCAAGAAACTCCAATACACATTCTAGTATTGTTGCCGCATCTTGATTTATAATCGCCATTGTATGACCATTAACTTCTGTGATTGTACCATAATCTAAGCAACACCCATCTGCGCACGAGTGACTATAGTCAGTCATCTTAATTTTCAGCTTCTCTTTTTCCGCCATTTCTATCGTTTATTAGTGACTCAACATTCAGTTTAATTTTCTTTAAGTGAGATAGATTCTCCTTATGTTTTGTATGCTCATAGAATATCAACCCATTAAGAGCGCGAGAAAACTCAATGATATTCATGTTGCCCTTGAGCTTATTACAATCCCCACAACAGGGAACTTTATTTGAGTTGCTTAACTTACCGCCACGGGACTTAGGAAACAGATGGTCAACAGTACGCGAATAATCATCTAGTGTGGTCTTACAGTAAGCGCAAACACTCAAGTCAACGCCATTCTTAGTAATCATAAAACTTATTTTAACAAAACAAATTTAATACAAATATCAATACAAGTGTTGCCACCTTTACAGGTACAGTCTGTAGCTACTTTTGTACACCAACTTTCCCCATGTTTAAAGGCTTATAGAAGAATATTCCTTATATAGTTTATCCCCTATGCTTCTAACAGAATATCAATGATACCTGTAAATCTATTTAGTGAATGACGCTAGGAATTAACTAATGTGATTGTAAGGAGGACACCCACCTGTATATGTACGTTGATGTACCTCCACATAGTACTACTATCCCTCCCCCTTTTATAAATCGCTCTATTAGCCTATGCAAATAAATTTTGGAGTTCCCTGTGAAAACGAATCTGTGTCTATGAAAGTATTCAATCTGAATGTCGCGCATATTTTGAATACGTGTCTATGAAAGTAGTATACTAGTACTATTATCCCCTCCCCTTTTCAAAAGGAAAACCGTCTTAAATAATCTCTTTAACTCACATGGGCTAACTATCTTTATTACAATGACTTACATATCGTTTGT